ACCGCTTACATCGAAATACCAAAGAAAATGGGCAAATCCGAGCTTGCTGCTGCGGTTGCCCTTTTATTATGCTGTGGTGATGGTGAAGAACGAGCTGAGGTTTATGGTTGTGCCGCTGATCGACAGCAAGCCTCCATCGTTTTTGAGGTTGCGGCAGATATGGTGCGAATGTGCCCTGCTCTTGCCAAGCGCGTAAAAATACTGACCGCAGCCAAGCGAATCGTATTTACACCGACTAATAGCTTTTATCAAGTTCTCTCTGCCGAGGCTTACTCCAAGCACGGCTTTAATATACATGGTGTCGTTTTCGATGAGCTTCACACACAACCCAATCGAAAGCTCTTTGACGTTATGACAAAGGGTTCGGGTGACGCTCGTATGCAACCACTGTACTTCCTTATAACTACAGCGGGAACAGATACGAAATCCATCTGTTACGAAACGCATCAAAAGGCAAAAGACATCCTGGATGGCAGGAAGATTGACCCCACCTTCTATCCCGTCATTTATGGCGCAGATGAAAACGATGACTGGACAGATCCGAAAGTGTGGAAAAAGGCTAACCCTTCTCTAGGAGTTACGGTCGCGGTCGAAAAAGTCCGTGCCGCCTGCGAATCCGCAAAGCAGAACCCCGCAGAAGAAAACTCATTCAGACAACTGCGACTAAATCAATGGGTAAAACAAGCAGTGCGTTGGATGCCTATGGAAAAATGGGACAAATGCGCCTTTGCCACCGATGAGGATGAGCTTGAAGGGCGCGTCTGTTATGGTGGTCTTGACCTCTCTTCCACTACGGACATCACAGCCTTCGTGCTTGTATTCCCTCCTAACAGTGAGGATGACAGATATGTTATTCTCCCCTACTTTTGGATTCCCGAAGATTGCCTTGAGCTTCGTGTAAGACGAGACCACGTGCCATATGACATATGGGAACGACAAGGTTTCTTGGAGACCACGGAGGGCAACGTTATCCATTACGGTTACATTGAGAAATTTATAGAGAGGCTCGGTGAAAGGTTCAACATTCGTGAGATTGCCTTCGACCGTTGGGGTGCTGTGCAGATGGTGCAGAACCTTGAAGGTATGGGCTTCACCGTTGTTCCTTTTGGACAGGGCTTTAAGGATATGAGTCCTCCCACCAAGGAGCTTATGAACCTCGTGCTTGCCGAAAAAATCGCGCACGGTGGGCATCCGGTTCTCCATTGGATGATGGACAACATCTATATCCGAACCGACCCTGCGGGCAATATTAAGCCCGACAAAGAAAAATCCACAGAGAAAATAGACGGTGCTGTCGCAACTATAATGGCGCTTGACCGTGCTATCCGCTGTGGTAATGATACCAGTGCCAGCGTTTATGATGAGCGCGGACTATTGTTTATTTAAGGAGGCAAAATGGAAAAGCCAATAAAACACGTTGTTTCGCTGTCAGGTGGCAAGGACTCCACTGCTATGCTCTTGCGAATGCTTGAGGAAGGCAGACCTGTTGATATCATTCTTTTTTGCGACACGGGGCTAGAGTTTGATGCAATGTATCGACATATCGATAAGCTCGAAAAATACATCGGCAAACCTATCACAAGATTGAAATCGGATAAGGATTTCGAGTATCTTTTGCTTGAGCATATGCCGAAACGCAGGAAGCCAGACCTTATCGGTCTCAAAGGTTACAGCTGGAGTGGCCCACGTAATCGTTGGTGTACCGCTATTCTCAAGCAGCGAGTTATCGACAAGTACCTCCGTGGTATTTCTAAAGAGTATACACTAATGCAATATATCGGCATTGCGGCAGATGAACCTGAACGCATCAAGGGGTTCAACTATCCTCTTGTGGATTGGGGTATGACCGAAGCGGACTGCCTGGCTTACTGTAAAGAGCGAGGCTTTGATTGGGATGGTCTTTATGACATCTTCCACAGAGTGTCCTGCTGGTGCTGTCCGCTACAGTCCCTTGAGGAACTCCGTAAGCTCCGTAGGCATTTCCCGGAACTGTGGCAGAAGCTCGGTGAGTGGGATGAGAAAACATGGCGCACATACCTAAAAAACTATTCCGTCAAACAACTCGAAATACGCTTTGCATTTGAAGATGAGTGCCTTGCAAAAGGGCTCCCCATCAAAGGTAAGGCGTTTTTTAATACCTTGAAAGAGAAACTGAAGGAGGTTTAATTATGGGACTATTTTCTGGTCTCTTTCGTTCAAGAGATAAGCCTAAAAACAAAACAGTAGGAAGCTCCTACACCTTTTATATGGGTGGAAGCACCGCAGGCAAACCCGTAACAGAACGGTCTGCTATGCAAATGACAGCAGTCTATTCTTGCGTTCGTATCCTTGCCGAGGCAATAGCAGGTCTTCCCCTCCACCTTTACAGGTACACATCCGATGGTGGCAAAGAAAAAGCTCTTGACCATCCCCTTTACCTGCTTCTCCACGACGAACCTAACCCCGAAATGTCAAGTTTTGTTTTCAGGGAGACGCTTATGACACATCTTTTGCTTTGGGGTAACGCATACGCGCAAATCATCCGAAATGGCAAAGGTGAGGTCATTGCCCTATATCCCTTGATGCCAAACAAGATGAGTGTGGATAGAGATGAAAATGGTCAGCTTTATTACACATATACTCGTTCCACAGAGGAAGCGCCTACGATGGAAAACGGCTCGGTAACCTTAAAGCCGAGTGACATTCTCCATATCCCAGGGCTTGGCTTTGATGGCCTTGTAGGTTACAGCCCTATTGCAATGGCAAAGAACGCTATCGGTATGGCTATTGCCTGCGAGGAGTACGGAGCTAAGTTCTTTGCGAATGGTGCTGCGCCAAGCGGTGTGCTTGAACACCCCGGCACTATTAAAGACCCCGCGAGAGTCCGTGATGCTTGGCAAAGTCAGTTCGGTGGAAGCGGTAATTCAGGCAAGGTCGCAGTGCTTGAGGAAGGTATGAAATACACCCCTATTTCTATCTCCCCCGATCAAGCACAATTCCTTGAAACAAGAAAATTCCAAATAAACGAAATTGCTCGTATTTTCCGAGTCCCGCCACACATGGTCGGTGACCTTGAGAAGTCGAGCTTTTCTAATATAGAGCAACAGTCCCTGGAATTCGTGAAATACACCCTCGACCCTTGGGTCATTCGTTGGGAGCAATCCATCGCAAGGTCACTCTTCTCTCCCGATGAAAAGAAGGAGTATTTCGTTAAGTTCAATCTCGAAGGTCTTCTCCGTGGTGACTACGTCAGCCGTATGAATGGTTATTCCATCGGCAGACAGAACGGTTGGATGTCCGCAAATGATATCCGAGAGCTTGAGAACCTTGACAGAATTCCCGCTGAAGAGGGTGGCGACCTCTATCTTATCAATGGCAATATGCTCCCACTTAGAAATGCAGGAGCCTATGCAAATATAACATCTACCGACAACGGAAAGGAGGAAAATTCCGATGAAGAAACCCCAAGCACAGAAGTTTTGGAGGTGGAGGAACGAAGCGGAAAGCGATTCACCCGCAACCGAAAGAGTCCTTGAGCTTTACGGAACTATAGCTGAGGAAAGTTGGTTTGATGACGACATCACACCCAAAATGTTCAAAGATGAGCTTTTTGCTGGAAACGGTGATATTGTCATTTGGATTAACTCCCCCGGCGGTGACTGCGTGGCGGCTAGCCAAATCTATTCCATGCTTATGGACTACACTGGCAAAGTTACCATCAAAATCGATGGCATTGCGGCATCTGCTGCTTCTGTCATTGCAATGGCAGGCACCGAGGTTCTTATGGCACCCACAGCTTTAATGATGATTCATAACCCTGCTACTATGGCATTCGGCGATCACGAGGATATGCAGAAAGCTATAGATATGCTTGGTGAGGTAAAGGAATCCATCATCAACGCTTACGAGATTAAGACTAATCTCTCACGCGCCAAGCTCTCGCATCTTATGGATTCCGAAACCTGGATGAACGCAAACAAAGCAATCGAACTCGGTTTTGCTGATGACATCCTTAAAGATGAAAAGGCTGTAGCCGATGTCCCTGCTTATGCTTTCTCCGGCAAAGAAGTCGCAAACAGGCTTTACAACAAAATTGCCGCTAAATCCACCAAACCCACTACCCCGCCTTCGGCAACAGAGCCGGAGCCCACAACCGGGCGTTCCTATGACGAGCTCATGGAGCGTCTC